AGGGTCTGCTGGAGGCATCTGGGGATGGTCTCGTCAAGGTCTCGAACTGGTCTCGATGGCAAGTGGACGCCACGTCGGCGATTCGGCAACAGAAGGCTCGTGCGGGAAAAGGGCTTGAGTCACGGTTCAGTCACGCTATAGAACTAGAGCAGAACCAGAACAGAACCAGAGAAGAGAAGACTCTTACTAAAGGCGTGATGAGTGTTGGCGAGATTATTGCAAGGAGGGCGAGACAGTGAGAGTCACTTTGACGGAAGAGGAGTGGCAAGAAGCAAAGCGCATTGGCAAGGAGCGAACGATCCAGAACGAGAACAGCAAGGACAAGGCGTATTACGACAGGAGCAGGATGGTCTACGAGGATGACGCTGTTGCCGGACACGCGGCAGCGGCGGCTGAGTGCGCCGTGGCGAAGGCGACGAATCGGACCTGGCACGCAAAGGTCTGGCCCGCTGCCGACCACTGGAGGCACAAGGACGAGCCAGACGTCGGACGCAACATTGAGGTTAGGCACGTCACGCAATCACACTTCGGACTCGTGGTCAGGAAGAAGGACCTCGGCTCCGACAAGGTGCTCTTCCTCGCATACCCAGACCCAGCGACCGACTTCAGGGAGGTTGAGGTCATTGGCTGGATGAAGGCAGAGGATGCGTGGGAGAAGGGTGAGCCAGCCTACGAAGACTCGAAGAGGGTTCGGCAGTCGTTGCTGGGCGCACTCGTATGAGGTCGCTGGCGATCCTCGGACCGCAGGGCAGCGGCAAATCCACGATCGCCTCGTTCTTCGTTGAGCATCGTGGCTACCAGCGGCACGGCATTGCGGACGCCATCAAGCACATCGCTGCGATGGCGTACAACGACCTCGGCAAGAGTGAGTCAATCACCGTGACCCGCAACTTCGGCAACAGCACTCTGACCGGCAGAGAACTTCTGCAGGAGATTGGTGCGGCGATGCGAGGCGTGGACACGCACTTCTGGCTGCGGGTTTGGCGCAAGGACTACTTCGAGTTGAAGCGGATCGGCTTCGGCGTGGTCGTAGATGACGTGCGTCTGGATGCCGAGGTGCAGTATCTGCGAGCCATTGACCCAGACATCTTCATCGTGCGGCTGACAGCCTCGGAGGAGGTCAGGCGCGAGAGGGTGGGCGGGGACCTGTACGGAGCCGCTGACATCACGGAAAGGGGCTGGACAGATAGCAGGGCAGACCTTACGGTGGACACGACGAGCCTGTCGCCTGAAGACGCCTACCGCGTCATCACCGACAAGATGGAGGAGGAGTGATGTTCAAGGAGTTGGAGATTCTTGCAGCGCAGGCTGGCTACCGATTCGCCGAGGCCGTCAAGGACGGCGACAAGTGGCACGTGATCCTTGACGATGAGGACGGCGAGATCACGTTCACCGGCGCAACCGTCCAGGAGGCGGTCGAGAAGGCAGTAGAGAAACTCGTTCGCAGCCTGAGCAACATCGGTCACTGACGTGTGGGATACGGTTGGTCTGGTCATCGCAGGTCTGCAACTCTTCTTTGCCATCATTGTGGCGATGACGTTGCCGGTCGCGTCTAAGCGTGGCAGTGCCGCAGCCGCTACCATCTTCATAATCTTGGCGTTCGCCACGATCATCTGGATCACAAGGAGCGTGCTATGGCAGCAGTGAAGGCGCAGCGAGGTGGACCTCGCAAGGAGCCTGTCTTCGCAGCGACTAGGTGCGCGGGATGCAACGGCGACCTGAACGCGCTCAAGGATGCGTGGCGAGTCAAGAGCATCTTCTGGGTAGACCAGAAGCGCCGTTCGCGGTTCAACTGGTTCCACCGAGCGTGCGTGAAGTGACCCGCATCGAGCGGAAGACTCCGTTCCTTGACGACAACGTGATCGCCGTGCAAGAGGGTGCCGATGCGTGGTGCTACGAGCCAGGAGTCTCTGGCCGCGTGTGGTGCATCCTGAGCCAACGCTACGCCGACGCCATCGCTCCAGAGGGCTGGTTCTTCCTGTACGAAGGGATCGGCAACCGCAAGACCAACCTTGACCTTATGAAGCACGGCGTGATGATCGTGCAGCCAAGCCGCTTCACCCTGAGCGACGGCAACAGCGCGCTGCTGGCGAGACTCGTCTGATGGGCTACTTCAAGGACGAAGCGACCAAGAAGATGATTGACCCCGCCAAGAGCCGCAAAGGGAAGAACAGCCGACAGCGTGGCAACGCATTCGAGCGCGAGGTTGCTAAGCGTCTACTCGGTCAGCGCGTCGGACAGTTCGGCGGAAAGCAAGACGTTGCGAACGACTGGCTCGCCGTGCAGTGCAAGGTGGGCGGCAGTTTCAGCGAGCGCCAGTGGGACTGGTTGCAGACCGTGCCGGTCAAGAGCGACCAACTGCGCGGCTTGGTGATCGGTGACAGCCCTGGCGTTGGCGGCGGCCGTCGCCGCGCCGTGATCATCCTTGACCTTGACGACTTTTGCGATTGGTTCGTAGCAGCGGAGCCGCCTGAGTGATCAGGAGTCGGAGCGTCTGGCTCTCGGCGCTCACACTGATCATCACCGCTGCGATCATCTTCGCCTTCCCAAGCGCGCCAGAGCAGCCGCTGCGCGATTCGTTCAAGCCACAGACAACGGCTATCGGTGAGCCGCTCTTGAAGTCCGTGAAGGGCAAGGCAACGTGGTTTGACGCAACCAAGAACTCAGCGTGGTACACGCAAGGCGAGAAGCCGACGCTCTTCTACGCGGCTGCGGGTCCAGCGCTTCGCAAGATCAAGGACTTTAGGTGGGGGAAGAAGCCGTATCGAATCATCGTGGAGAACTTGAAGAACGGCAAAGCAATCGTGGCGTGGGTGGTGGACTGGTGCCAATGCCGAGGACAGACAGGCAACGAGAAGTTGGTGGACCTCAGCCCTGCCGCGTTCACTGCGCTGGGCGTGGACTTGAATAGTGGAGTGCAAAGGGTTAGAGTCACAGTCCTGCCGTAGCAGGAGAGGGAGGGCAAGTGTTCACTGTCCGCAGCATTCGTGGCGACTGGATGCGCATTGTCGCCAAGCACGCCTTCCCGCAGAAGTCCACGCGCGGCCGCATTGAGGCGCTCGCCGAGGCGCTGAAGATCAGCCGTCGCAGCGCCTACGCCTACGTCGCTGAAGAGCGGCGCGTGCCAGAGGACGTTGAGCAGCGATTCATCAACCTGTTCGGCGAGGTGGCAGAGGATGGCTGGCGCACGGTGGACCTGTACCGCGTTCGCGCCGTGCAAGACAACAAGACGAAGAAAGAGCCGCGACCGGCGATCAGCCGCGAGAAGACGGTCGAGGGAAGGCTGACGTGGATTGACCAAGCGATGCGGAGCAGCAGCATCCTCAGCCAAGACCTACTCGGACACGTTCTCGGCTGGGAGCGCAACAACATCACCTACGGACAGATCGCAATGGTGGAGGACGGACTGGACGAACAAGAGGCTCGCGCCAAGCATCCGAACAACTTTGACGTGAAGGCGATGGCTGATGACGTCGTGGCAGTCTGCAAGGCGTGCGGTCTGATCGGCGCCATTGACGCGCAACTCAAAGAGGTGAACGGAATGGTCTTTCGCGTGACCTGTCGCACGAACTCTTACAAGATCAGCGAATGAGCCTCGCCGAGTTTGACCGAGCGTTCAAGAGCAAGGTGGGTGAGAACCACCGTTGGGCTGGCTTCAAGACCATCGCCTACTACTTGCTCGCCAAGCAGGGTCCTGTCCACATCGCAGAGACTGGCTGCGCGCGCGAGGAGAACAACTGGAGCGGCGATGGGCAAAGCACGCAGGTCTGGAACTGGATCATCCAGCGCACCGGCGGCAGTGCCATCTCCTTTGACATCAACCCGAAAGCGGTCGCCTATGCCAAGAGCGTGGCGCCGCTCGTAGACGTGCAGTGCATTGACTCGGTGCAAGGGCTGCGGCTGATCCCGCACCCTGAGCGGCTGGACTTCCTCTATCTGGACTCCTTTGACCTGACCGACGGCATCGAGTCGCCGACACACCACCTCGCCGAACTCACCTCGGTCTACCCTCGCCTGCCGTCTGGTTGCCTGATTGCTGTGGATGACTGCAAGAGCGAGACGCACGGCAAGCACCGCTTCGTGCGTGACTGGCTCCTGAGCCTCGGCGTGCGGCCACTGCTGGAGTCCTACGTCACCGTCTGGCGCAAGCCGTAGACTAGGCAGACGCCGCGCTTGCGCGGCTCAAGCCTGCCGGTGGAGTCCTCCCATCGGCAGGCGACCAACTTGAGGACTGGAGGACACGTGGCAGCCAAGCAACCGACGCCAGACAAGTACGACGCGCTGGAAGGCTATGTCGCCGAGTTGCAGGTTGCGATGAACGTCACCTACTGGAAGATCACCGTGGTGCGTGACGCCGCAGACGTAGAGGCGTGGGCTGACATCAACCCGCACGCACAGGCAGAGACTGCCGACCTCCGCGTGAGCCACGACTTCTGGAAGCAGACGCCAGAACACCAACGCGAAGTCTTGGCGCACGAGATGCTGCACATCGTGATGGCCCGACTTGACCAGACGGTCGAGGCGATGGAGGAAGCGTTCGGCAAGATCGCGTGGGCAATCTACGACCCGCTCTTTGAGGATGCTGCCGAGCGCGTGGTGGATCACTTGGCAAAGGTCATTGCTCCTTCTCTTCCGTTGCCAGAGTTCCCGAAGGCGTGACCTTCCAACGACCCTGCCTTGACTGCGGCGTGCTGACGATGGTTGGCAACCGATGCCAGACCCATCGAGCGGCGGCGCACAGCCGGTGGAAGGAAGGCAGACCCAATCCGTACTTGGACCCAGCCTGGAAGAAACTGAGCAGCCAGATCAGGAGCAAGCGTCCGTGGTGTGAGGTCTGCGGCAAGACCAGCGACCTGACCGTGGACCACCTTGACCCGATCAGCAAGGGCGGTCCGCTACTAGCGCCAGAACACAGGCTTCGGGTAGTATGCAGACCGTGCCACGGTCGTGCGACCAAGCACAAGTAGGAGCAGAGGAGAGGACAGATGAGCCGCATCGCGTGGTATTCCAACGCCTGCCACATCCCTTCGGGCTATGGGATGCAGACGGCGCAGGTCGTGCATCAGATGATTCAGGACGGACACGAGGTCGCAATCAGCGCCAACCACGGTGCCGCCGTGATGATGAACTGCTCACACGGTCACCCGATCTTCCCTGAAGGCTTGATCCGCTACTCGCTAGACGCAGCGCCTGAGAACATCAAGGCGTGGGTCGGCGATCAGCCAGGCTTCGGCGTGATCCTCTTTGACCTCTGGCCGCTGAACGGCATTGAGGCGTTCAAGGAGTTGAACCTCGCCTGCTGGACACCCATTGACCACGACCCAGTGCCACCCGGTGTTGCCAAGTTCGCACTGGAAGGGAAGCACCACGTCATTGCGATGAGCCGCTTCGGTGAGGACAGACTGCTGAAGGCTGGCGTGCCAAGAGAAGAACTGACCTACATTCCGCACGCCATTGACCGCACTGTCTTCAACGACCGAGGGAAGGGCGCGCGCGAGGCAATGGGAATCCCAGAGGACGCCTATCTCGTCGTGACGAATGCCGCCAACCGAGGAAGAATCCCGGTGCGCAAGGCGTTCGGTGAGATGGCTGACGCGATGGCAACCTTTATGCGCGACCGACCTGACGTCTACTGGATGATCCACACGGAGCCGAACGGACACAGCGAAGGCGTGAACATCCCGAGACTGATCGCGCACTTGGGCATTGACCCGCAGCGCGTGCGCTATCCACACCCAGTCCACTTCCGCAACGGCATCCCGCAGGACGCCATCGCGCAGATGTATTCAGCCGCTGACGTGCAACTACTCACCTCGATGGGCGAAGGCTTCGGCATCCCTGCCGTGGAAGGTCAGGCGTGCGGCACGCCAGTGATCGTCTCTGACTTCAGCGCGCAGCCTGAGTTGATCGGGCCGCACAGCAAGGCAGTGCCAGTCCAGCGTGTATGGGATGAGTTCCAGACATCCTTCTTCGCAATCCCGAACGTGCCTGCCATCGTCACTGCGCTGCAAGAAGTTTACGAAGAGACGAAGGGGGGGCGGGTAGACAGGGGGGCGGTCTCCGCTGCGATGGAACGCTACGATCAGGTGAAGGTCTACGCCGCTGACTGGAAGCCGCTCATCGAGTTGATGACGGCGCGCAAAAAGCCGAGCGCACCGATGCCGAACCGCGCGCAACGTCGCGCATCCAAGAACAAGTAGATCCTCTGTTCTAATAGGGGGCGTTCAAGATTCTAAATCTACGAGGGGGGGCGGAAC